CCCCAAATGGAGTTGGATGTACTTGTCCTGAGCGAGGATAATTGAAGGAACGAGATAAGCGTCCTCGATGCTTCCGTTTATGTTGGTGATCCGCTTAATATAGTCCGGATTCACGAAGAGGATTTCGGGAGTAAGTGCCATTTATCGAGGGTTTAAAAAGCCGTTGTTCGGCATATCTACCGGGCGTTGTGCTACTTTCTTGTTGTTGTCTTCGAGTCGCTTTGCATCGACCCCGGCTTCCCGAATCAATTTCTTCGCTTGATTGACCGAGATTTTTTTGTTGTTCTTGCGGAGGTACGTTTGACGCTTCCAAAAATGGTGACACGATCCGCCGCCCTTATACAACCAAACGGAATAAGTATCCGCGCCATTTGGCCCCCATCCAGGGTTGACGGCTCTATCTCCTGCGGCAAGTATATCCTCCTTTCTAAAGACGCGGTTTGCAGATACCATCTTCTTACAAAACTCCCGTGAATCTGCTGAGGTAGTCCCCGGAGCATACGAATAGCGCACCTTAATAATCTCGGTGTCTTGCTCCGACCCCGCTTGCGGTTTGCTACTTGGTACTTTCGCAAAAGCGAAAAGCGCGTCTCTGGTCTGTTCGAGTTCGTAATCGACCTCCACCTCATCAATCAACTCCCATTCTTCGCCCATCTCCTCGCCTTTTTCCGTTAGGTAATCAACGCACTCGTCGAGGTTGATTTCTTCAGAGGAAAGCGTTACGAGTTGGCTTTCTATTCCCGAAGCGTTTAGAAGCGTTTTAACGGCCTCTGTGACGACTTGCCTCGCTGGGGCTATGACGTTCCTCTCGAATAGCTCTGAAGCCTCCGCAAGCTCTCCACCGCCCCCCAACTTACCCGGTACGGAGACCCCGAACATCTGAGGCGACGTAACGCGGTGACCGACCATAATCTTCGAGGTAACTTCTTCCGAAAGGAATTGGTATTGATTGTGCGCGTCCGACAATTGGAACGGCTCGAAGTCTGGCTTCCTTTCGGGATCGTCTGAGTACGTAACGATAAACTTCCCCGCGTTGCTTGCTCCCGCAAGTTGTCTCTCGATATCCATTCGGATTCGATTGCGCTCCTCTTGCGGAGGGATACCGTTCTTGAAGTGAATCGAGAACGAAGGACTCATCCCGTTCTTAATGTTGTTGATATGGTAGACCCCTATTTCTTTATCAAGTTCGATGTAATTAATCGAGCCGATATAGTCGGGCTTGGGATAGTAGAAAGACCCCGGAGAGAAGGGCTTCACGTATAGAATTTGAGTGGGGAACTCGATGTTCATCTCCTTGTGAAAGCGGTGAATTTCGACCTGCTCCTCTTGCTTATTGCTCCAGTCTTTAGAGTAGTAATAGGTTTCTACTATCTCATCCTCATTGACAAAGCCCGAACGGATATTCTCAAAGGGCAAGTGCGAGACGTTGGCGATAGTCGTCCTATCAAGCGACCAATTGATTTCGAGGGCAAAGCCGCCCTGAATCTTAAAGTCGAGACAAGCCTTCCGGAGTTCGTCGTTCAAATTCCATTTGTCAAAAGCGAGGCGACCTTCTAAGCTCGAAGCGTCGAACCCTTCGCCGAAGATCATCATCGCAATAGTTGTTGACAATGCGTTGTGAGTAGCGGACGAATGAAAGAGGTCAACGAGGTACTGAGGAAACAGATTGTCTGCCCCGTAATTCACGAAACCTTCGCGGCTGGCAGTCTCTGCGTAGCTCCGCTCTTGGTATTGGTTGAGTTGTATTAATTCCATCACTCGTAATATATGACGTTATCGGGGATTGTTATGTCTGGGATCGTGTAACCTGTTGCGCCGACTACATTAAGCGTCCCTTGCTCAAGCAAACCAACTACCGAAGCATCGGTAGCATTGAGGTTCGTTGAGCTGTTTTGGCCGTATGCTTTATACGTATAGAACCCCGTTTCAGTTAAGAGAACACGGCTTGCCGTTCCGAGAGGTTGATTCGTGTAGACGCTGATTTTTGTATATCGAGCGTTGTCGACTTCTACGTCTCCGACGAAGGCGTGTTTATCCGTGCTTGCCATGTTCTCCAAAATTATCAAATAATGGGTAAACGGGTCGAGGTCTTTTTTCATCTCCTGAAGCGTCAGGTAGATAAATTGCTCGGTAGCTGAATTGGGGTTGAGGTGTATCATTTGAGAATAAAAAAGGGGAGGACTTGCGCCCTCCCCCGTCCTTTTAACCTAAAACCAAAAAGGAAAGAATTACGAACCAGGTTGGAAGGTGACGTTTCCGCCCGTGATAGTAGTCAAGAAAGGAGCCGGAATAGCTTCTTCCGCTGTCAATTGAATTTGATAACCGTTAAGATCACCCTTTGCCGTTCCCGTTCCTATTGTGCCTCCCGTAGCTTCCGCTCCGGTAGTGTGACCCATAATCATATAGTTATCATTATTGTCCTGAACGATCACGCAAAGACGAGACTTCAACAAGTCGTAGAGTTCCTCGTTGTCGCCAGCGATGAGATTAGGCATAGTCAACTCCACCACTTGCGAGAAGAAGACAGTACCATTCTCAACGGAAGATGTAACGGTTTGTTGAAACGAACCCGTGTTCTTTGTCAACTCGAAACCATAGACCGTGATAGCTGAAGCGGCATCGGAGATAGCACCATTCGATACCGTGCCCCAATCTGCCGCGTCAAACGACTTAATCCAAACCCTTTTGATTCCTCCGATTTTATCTTTACAGGGGAAGGAACGCCCCGAAACTGTAATATTACAAGCCATATTTTGAGGAATTAAGGGGAGGGATTTAAAGCCCCTCCCCGATTAATTAGGATGTGCGGGCGGCAAAAGCCAAAGAACCACCGTCGACAATCTGAACGCCTGCGCTGAACTTCATGATGATTCGAGTAACGTCGTCACCCGTAATACCAATCAAGTTCAAGACGGCCGCTTCGATGTGATCCGTCAAAAGGTCTGTTCCGAAGTAGAGGTTCTCCTTCTTAGAGAAGATGAACGTATCGTTAGGCATTCCACCCGGCGTGATGATGTCATAACCGTTAAAGAAATTAGCGGCTTCTGCGGCGTGGAAAGTCAACTCAGCAGTACCAGCCAAAGCTGTGTAGTAGAGTTGCTTCATCGCTCGGCTCATATACAACTTAGTGTCGGGGTCTCCCGCCAAAACGTCTGGAATAGCCGCCGAAAGGGTTGTCAAACGTCCGAGGATAGTCGTCGCGTCTGTTGCACCTGTCAACGCTTGGTCAACCGTTGGGTTGGCGTTTACGATTTTGTTGCAAATACCGGGAAAGTTGGTGTAAGTTCCACTCGATACAGTTACTGCGCTATCTGTGAAGTCAAATTGACCCTGCCACAAGTTACGCTCTATGCCTTCGGCAACCTTTGCGGCTACGTACTGAGCGGCGAACGCTTGGAAGTCAGCGGGTGAGTTTGACGATTGACCGCGCATCTGCTCGGCTTCCCATGCAATACGAAGGTCTTTGTTGCATACTTGCTCGTTTACCTGAAGAGCTTTTGTCTCAAGAACAACGTCGTCCAACGTCATTGAGCCGTTAGCGTTTGAGAATATACATTCCGCGTCTTGCAAAGCAACACCGCCAAACTTGCGGAGGTTGGCTTTGTATCGGACATTTTCGAGAACCTCGACGTAACCATTTGTAATGGTATCGCCAGAGAGAATGGCAGGAGCGACGTAAGGTAGAGCCGCGGTTCCTGCGTAGTTTGAAGTAATTGCTAAATCAGCCATTATAGAGAGAATTGATTTTGGATCGCGGCGATGCGCTCCTTCATTGATAACTTGGTCATGTCGACAGGAGCCTTAACCTCCATCTTAGGTGCGCGAGAGATTTTAGCTGAAGCGGTTTTGCTCAACTCGGTGATCTTCGCGTCTCGCTCCTTGATTTGAGAGCTGAATTCTTTTTTCACTTGAGCAACTGCCTTAGCGATTAAAGAAACGATTTCTTCGCGGCTCATTGCTACCTCTTCGATAACTGCTTCGGGAGCGGCTTCGGCGGGTGCTTCCTCTACCTCTTGCATCTCAGAAACGACACCGTCGACAACTACGAGAACCACGCCATCGGCGAGGGTATAGCTTCCGTCTGGGAGAGGGATTTGTTCGCCTTCGTCATTTACTACGAAAACAGAAACACCGACGGCAAAGGCTTCCGCGTCGGTTTGGATTTCTTGCCCGCTGTCAAGCGTAGCAGTTGCGAAAGAAGTCTCTTTCTCTTTCTTTTCCTCTTCCTTTTCTTCGACCTCCAGTTGAACGGAGTATTTTTCGAACAAGTCAGAGATGCGTTCTTTTATAGACATTATAAAGGGATTTAAAATAATAACGGTTTACTGCGATCGTTCCTTACTTCGTAGCATTTTTTCGAGGTAGTCGAGTCCGAGTTCTACTTCGATAGCCGAAAGGAGTTCTAATTCTTTGAGCTTGGATTCCGACCAACGGAGAGCCGCCTTCCCGCCCCATGCCATATACATAAGATAGCCGCATCCGTCAGAGAATGAACTCGAAGAATCCAGGTCGGCTTCGTGACGGCTCAGATAAGACCTCATCCGCTTAATGGTCTCGATAGATATCGCCTCACCTTTTGCGAGTTGGTTTGCTCGTTGTTTGCCTACGTCAGTCCCACAGGAACCCCACCCGTTGTTCTCGGCGTATTCTAAAGCCTTCTGAGCGTTGTTCTTCACTCCGTCAGGGTAATCGCTGTAAGACTCCATAACTACGCGCTGTCCCTCTTTATATCGCTTGTCCTTTTTGACGGTAGCCTTTGCGAGTTCGTACTTGTTTGCGAAATACCCCTCAATAGAGAAGCCTTTCACCGCGCCTTCCTTAACGAACTTCTCCCATATCGCGTCGTTCTCTACCTTCATTGAGACCATCCACGTACCTACAGGTACATCGAGGCCATACATCCGCGACTTGTCTTGCTCTCCTTCTACGATCCAGCTCTCCACGAGGTGCAAGCCGTTGATTTTATGCTCGTGTTCAAGCGTAGCGTTCGCCTGGTTGCCGTTCTTGAAGTAGAGTTCCATCGCCCTTCGCACGGTCTTCTTTGAAAAATAGACGTAGTATTCCTCTTCGCCCGTCTTTCGATAGATAGGCTTATCGGGAATAAGAGCCGCGCCCATAATGAGCCGCTTCTCTT